TCCCTATCATACATATTGAAGCAAGTAGCAGTTAAGATGGGCTTAACTGGCTACCAGACTGATTCAAACCAAAGGGATGTTCTCCTTAGGTTTATCAATGAAGCTGCTGTTGAACTGTATCAACAGAGTGACATGGCTGGTTCTCTTGAGGAACAATACTTTGCTATCAATGGCAACCAGGAAATAGCACTCCCTGAATATGTTGGCCAAGTGAGAGCAATGCGTCAGGCTGACACACAGATTGCAATCAAGTTGTCACAGATGCGCCCTCGCTACAATGCATTTAATTGGGAGGATGGTTGGAATAATTTCAGGGTGAAAGGAATCAGTGCTTGCAAGAGTGCTGTTAAGAATCAATCAGTAATGATGATTACTGTTGCTGCCGTTGAGACTCCTCCTATTGTTGTCTCACTCACAGGTTCTTCTGACAATAGTGCTTCAATAACTGAATCAGTGACAATGGATGCTGTCAGTAAGGCTACTGTCAATAACTACAATAGCATTGATTCAGCAACTAAAGATAGAGTCAATCTCTACAATGTCACAATAGCTGATGTTGATGGTGAGGAAGTGACAGTGATTCCAAACAACAAACTAGAAGCTAAGTATCAGTTGCTAGATGTTGGTCTGATGCCTTGGCTGCTGACAACTCAAAGCCCACAAGGTTATTGGGTTGAGGTTCTTTATAAGAAAGCTCTTGATTGGTTTCAGAATGATACTGATGAGTTTCCTGCTAAGGGGTATGATAATGTTATAGTCAATAAAGTTCTAGAACTGTGGTTCGAAGAGCAAGGGAATATTCAGGGGGCAATGGCCTATGCAGCAAAGGCAACCCAGTCTTTAGCACAAATTCATGAGGATGCAAACAGGGGAACAGATGACTGTGTTTCCATGGTTGCTCACCCACATGATAAGATGAACGCCCGTGTGGGATTTGGTCGTGATTGGTATTACGCTTACAGAATAACAGGACGATGAAATTCTCACAACAATCCTTCTCGGGGGGAATGAACTTGCTGGTGGATGACACTCGCTTGCCAGTAGTGTCAGGCTACAAGCTTGGGAATAATCCTTACTCGCTTGGCTACAATCAGTATCGCCTTGGCATCAATGTGCGCAACAGATTTGACGTGCTTAACACAGTCAAGCAATCAAAGAAAGACCCAGCTGCACCTCCAGGGATTAAACAGGAACTGGTAACTTTTGGCAACTACATCATCATGTTCGTGAGTGGATTAGCTTGGTATCGCTACTATCTGGATACAGGCTGGAAGCAAATAGCAGGCTTCTCTATGTTGTCAACCGCTCCCCGCCTTTGGACTACATTGATTCCAGTGGCCACAACTAACTATGCTCGTCAGTCAATCGGGAGCCAGATTGATAGCACTCTAGTTTCTACTGCACAATCAGGTGTTAATCGCTTAGCAGTTGATACTGTAATTGCAGAGGCTTCGCTCAACGGCCTTCTTGTTCAGGACAATGTCAATCAGCCACAGTTCATATTCATTGGCACCGACGGATTACCAACCAGTCGCACTACTCAAAGCTATGAAGAATGGGAAATCATATTTGATAGTGATAAAGTCACTGTTCTCTTCGATGCTCGTGAATATGTCCCTATTGGCAATGCAATGGAATGGACTGATGGTGTTCTCTTTATTGTGTCACAGGATGTCTCACAAATTTATCGCTCTGTTTCTGGAAGACCTCTTGACTTTGTTATTAACGTAGACACTCTGGGACAGAAGGGCGGGGACGCTACGACCACTAGCACAAGTGTGGGAGTTGGTGGAATTAGTTGCATTAGAGCAACTGCCACTGGCTCACTGTTTGTAGCAGCAGGGAACAGTAATTACGTCATTTCATTTGACAAGTCGAACATTGCTCCAACTATGTTTGGTGAATATACATTCACAAGACAATTTCTCTTTAATGCCACTCTCGTCAATGACCGTTCTATTCTTGATTCACTGGGAGATACTAAGTTCATTGGTATTACTGGTGTTCGCTCATTCAATGCTGTTGAACAAGAGCAAAATGAGGGTCGCAACAGTGAATTTTCATCTCTGATTCAGGCTGCTTTCAACAACATTATCCAGGACTTTCAGTATTCAGCTGCCATTCTCTACGACAACTACGAGTTCTATGCTGTCACTACAATCTTTGGCCCTGCTATTGTTGTTTATGATACCATATTGGCTTGCTGGACTTCATTTGACTTAGGGCAGGTGCCGGTGAGGGTTAAACAGTTAGCCAAAATTGAATTAACAGTCCAGAAATTGTATGCCATTGGAGAGGATGATGAACTGTATGAACTTTATGCTGGCACGGAAGATGCTACAAGTTATGTAAGATTGGGTGCTAGTTCAGATGAACCCAAGATGACTCACAAACTCACTGATATACGCCTTGTTATCAACAACATAACGCAAGATTGCACCTGTTCTGCCATTGCATTTACTGATAATCGCTTGAGTGAGCAAACAGCACAAGTAAAGAACATCACCTATCCTGAACCAACATGGCCTTACACTGGAATTATTGATATGCCTGATATTGATACACTTTGTCAGCCTGTATTGTTCAGTTTTCCCAATGCATCACAGGGATGGAAGACATTCGCACTTGTTAGTTGGAACAATGGCACACTTACTGAGGTCAGCATGGAAATGACTGACAGCACACCAATGAACCCACTGACAGCCCAAGCTAATGTCAAATGAACCTACAATTAAAGAACTTGTTGAGTGGATTTGGAAGCACAAAGGAACAAGAGTGTTCAGAGGAATCACTAAAGAAGAACTATTCTTCTGTGTTATTCATGGCATCAAAGAAAAAGCCCTTGCTTACTCAACTGATGAGGATAAACAGTTAACAGGAGTAATTTGTGCTGTCGCCAAACATGATAAGAAAGAGCTATTTGTGTGGAATATATTAGCAACTCAAAAATACTACCTAGCAAGGCTAGCTTTAACATTACATGGCATGTGGCCAACTTATGAAATCTATGCAGAACGTCGAGGCAAGATAGTTAAATATAACATACCAGTCATCAAGAACAAATTTATACAACAACTACAATGAGCACAACAGGCCCATCAGCACCAAGTCTAAGTAAGACATATGCCAAGGAAATGGCAGCTTACAATCAATATCTGCCACAGATTCTCAATACACAGAATCAGAACATTGGCCCAAATGCAGCTGCAACACTAGCTGCAACACAACAAACACAGCCTGGATACAATCAACTCAATCTTGAGCAACTTCAGAAGTATGCTCTCCCATCTGCACTCATCAATCAGCAAGTTACTGACAGTAATGCACAGGCTGGTGCTCGCACGAATCTTAATCAGATATTAGGTGCTGGTGGGCAGGCTGCAACTGCTGCTCAATCACTCACTAACTCACTAAATCCGTCACTTGGCCGAGCTAATGAGCGTTCTGTGGAAGGACTTAATGCCATCAATCTAAACGGTCTAAGTCCTGGGGAACAAAATGCTGTTGAAAGGTCACTCAATCAGAGCAACTATGGTAAAGGACAACTTGGAATTGGTAATGCCACTAACACCGTCAGTAATGCCATGAATTATGGTGGTGCCTTTAATAGCAAATTGGGCTTGCTGAACAATGCCATTGGAACTGCAACTAATGCAGCCAATGCTTCAACTGCTGCTATCAATCCTGCCTCTATTGCGCTTGGTCAGCCTAATCAATCTACCTCTACTTTTGGAACAGGGGCTAATGCATCAACACAACAAGGTTCTGCCACCAATACGTTCAATGGTTCTAATGCTCTGATGGGTATGCTTGGAAGTAATGCTAACTCACTGGCTGCTCCCACTACACAGGCTAACATTGCTGGGAATATGGTTGGAAGTGGTGGTATTCTTGCAGGTGTTGGTCAATCTGCTTCTCCTTGCTGCTTCATATTCATGGAAGCTTACAATGGTCAACTTCCAGAGAGTGTTCGTCTGTGCAGGGATTTCTTTTACAAAGAGAATGACTCTCTCAGCAATGGCTATAAGAGAATGGCTAAGTGGTTAGTGCCAGCTATGAAGAAATGGAGCACAGTTCGGGCACTTGTCAATTTTAGCATGGTTAAGCCACTGACTTATAATGGAGAGTGGTTATGTTCAGCTAAAGGATATGGGTGGATAGCTACTCCAATTAGAGCACTATGGTTTAGCATCTGGAAATTAACTTCAAACTAATAATATTATGCCAATATCTTCTGGAATATTTTCCCTCTTAGATTATCTTGATAGACAGCAAGACCGTAAGAACATGGGTGCTGCTAG